ATGAAGTGGGAATATTATGCAGGTGAGTTGGCAGAGGAAGACTTGAATGAACAAGGGTGGGAACCATTTCCCAAACGTGTTCTGAAAGCAGATGTACCTCGCTACATCGAAGCAGACAAAGACATTATCCATACCACACTAAAGATTGCACAGCAACAAGAGAAGGTAGACTTTTGCGCTGACATTATTAAGTCATTGCGAGACCGTGGATTCCTAATCAAGAATGCCATTGAGTGGCGTAAGTTTACCAATGGTGCTTTCTAAGTGTCTGAAAAATTATTCGTATCTAAGTTAAATGAGGTACATATGCAGGTCGAGTGTGATGCTGGACTTGCGTATGAACTTCAAGACTATTTCACGTTCTTGGTACCTGGTCACCAATTCATGCCAGCGTTCCAAAACAGAATGTGGGATGGTAAGATACGTCTATACAATGTATATACAAAAACGCTATACTTGGGACTACTCACATACCTTGTGAAGTTTTGCGAAGAGCGTGGATACGAACTTGAGTATGATGCATCAATCAAAGGGGCAGATGAGTTTGCACTTGTTGAAGCAGAGGAATGGACTAAGGGACTAAACCTACCATTCGAACCTAGAGACTACCAGTACAAGGCATTCGTACATGCGGTTCGAAACCGCCGATGCTTGTTATTGTCTCCAACCTCTTCAGGTAAGTCACTCATTATCTACTTGTTGATTCGTTGGTTTCATGCAAAGACTTTGGTTATCGTTCCAACAACCTCACTCGTACACCAACTTGTTGGCGACTTCAAAGACTATGGGTGGGATGCAGATAATCACTGCCACAAAGTCATGGCAGGTATAGATAAGGTTTCAGACAAGCAAGTAATCGTGTCAACTTGGCAGTCAATCTACAAGATGAAAAGAGATTACTTTGACCAATTCGATGTTATCATTGGTGACGAAGCACACTTGTTCAAAGCAAAATCACTCACAACCATTCTAGAAAAGATGACAGAATGTGAGTATCGCTATGGTTTAACTGGTACACTAGATGGTACACAGACACACAAACTTGTACTTGAGGGACTGTTCGGTACACTGAAAAAGGTTACCACAACCAAAGACTTGATGGATGCAGGTCAAATTGCAGACTTCCAAATCAAGACACTTGCACTTGGGTACACAGATGCAGAGCGTCAAGAAGTCACAAAAATGAAGTACCAACAAGAGATGGATTTTCTTGTTCGACATGAGAAGCGCAACCGTTTCATTCGAAACCTTGCTATTTCTCAAAAGGGAAACACCTTGCTACTTTTCCAATATGTTGACAAACACGGTAGGGTGTTGTATGATGATATAAATAGTAGAGTAGGAAACGAAAGGAAGGTTTTCTTTGTACATGGGGGAGTGGATGCAGAAGATAGGGAAGAGATTAGACGGATTACGGAAGAGAGTAACGATGCAATCATTGTGGCATCTTATGGTACGTTCAGTACAGGTATCAATATTCGCAATCTTCATAACATCATATTTGCTTCTCCTTCAAAGTCCAAGGTACGAAATCTTCAATCCATCGGTAGAGGACTTAGACTTGGGGAAAATAAGAGTACCGCTACACTCTACGATATAGTCGATGATTTAAAATGGAAGAGTAGACGAAACTTTACTTTAGAACATTTCCTTGAAAGGATGAAAATTTACAATGAAGAAAAGTTTAAAATTAAAATGTATAAGATAGACCTATGAAGGTAGAAAAATCAATCGGAATCAAAATCATCAAAATGTCTAACATGGATGACATTGTTGGTGAGATGTTCGAAGCAACTGATGACAATCGGAATGCATTGTTGCTAGGCAAGGATGTGATGCAAGTCAATGTCATGCCTGGTCAAACAAGAGAAACATCTTTGATGAGCGTAACCCCATGGATTCCGTTTGCAGCAGACGATGAATTCGTACCTATATACTATGACAGTATTGTAACTATCGTGAATCCCACTCCGTCATTCGTGGAGTATTACGACAATGTAAGAAAACGATGGAACAATTCGAAATCCGACACATACGATGTGATACGGAGTCATGCGGATAATTTAGATGAGGTGAAAAGTCCAACAGACGAAGAGTTGGATGAGATTGAGCGTGAAGAGATGATGGAAGCAATGTTTGAGGGTAAGAAGGGTACATATCACTGACCCCCAACACAAACACTAATAAGAATAATTTAATCCTTATCACACCCAACACCTGTATAATAACACAGTTGTCAAGGGTTGTCAAGCACAATCTTCAAAAATACAACAAAAAATATTACTTGACATTCGCCTCAAGTTACGCTATAATGTATCTATTATAAAAGTTGGAAATGTATCTACGACCTGTAGATGCACTGACCTTCAACAACGTGGAGTGAACATGGCAGAGAAAAACCACTATGTGGACAATAAAAAATTCCTAGAAGCATTGCGAGAGTATCGAGCAATGGTGATAGAAGCAGAAGAAAGCGGTGAACCCAAACCTCGCATTCCAGAGTATATTGGGCAATGCTTTCTACTGATAGCACAAAGACTATCATACCGTCCTAATTTTATGAATTATACCTATAAAGACGATATGATTTCAGATGGCATTGAAAATTGTCTAACCTATATCGACAATTTCAACCCAGACAAATCCAATAATCCATTTGCATATTTTACGCAGATTATCTACTACGCATACATTAGACGTATTCAGAAAGAGAAGCGACAGACATATATCAAGTACAAAGCAACCGAAAAAGCAAACATCTTTGGTGAACTTGCAAGTATGGATGCTACTGCTGAAGGGTTCGAAGACATTCAATATGTGTCTAACGGACATATGGAATCTTTCATTGAAGACTACGAAGAGACAAAGCGCAAGAAGAATGAGAAACGCAAGAAGCGTGGTATTGAAAAACTTTTAGAAGATGATGAGGATTCGGATAATTAAGTATGAAAGTATTATTGATTACAGACCAACACTTTGGTGCGAGAAATGACAGTCAAGCGTTTTTGGATTACTATGAGTTATTTTACTCACAAGTAGTCATTCCTTACATTGATGAACACAACATAACCACAGTTATTGACTTGGGTGATACTTTCGATAGACGTAAGTATGTGAACTTCTATACACTAGAACGTGCTAAGAAGATGTGGTTCAATCCGTTGGCAGAACGTAACATTACCGTTCACACACTAGTAGGTAACCATGACACTTACTACAAGAACACCAACGAAATCAACTCCCCCGACTTGTTGTTGTCAGACTACGATAACATCATCACATATCCAGCACCTCGTGTAGTGGATTTTGATGGTACACCTATTGCTATGCTTCCATGGATTTGTAGTGGTAACTATGGCGAGAGTTTAAACTTCATTGAAACCGCAAAGGCAGATGTTCTATGTGGACACCTAGAGTTGTCTGGTTTTGCAATGTATAAGGGGTACGAAAATGACCATGGAATGGATAAATCTCTGTTCAACCGTTATGACACAGTTTTTACTGGTCACTACCATCATAAAAGTGATGATGGGCGTATTCATTATCTTGGCAATCCATACGAACTTACCTGGTCTGACTACAATGACTATCGTGGGTTTCACATTTTTGATACTGATACTCGTGAACTCAACTTCATCCGAAATCCATACCGTATGTTTCACAAAGTCTTCTACAACGACAGCGCAGTTGACGAATACTCCGAATTAGAACTTGACAAAGCAAAACTTTTAGAGTATACTGGTAAACATGTCAAAGTAGTAGTTCAATCTAAGAACAATCCCTACTGGTTTGACATGTTCGTTGACCAGTTGTACAAAGCAGACCCTGCCCAAATGAATATTGTTGAAGACACTATTAATATGGACGAACTTGATGAAGACGATTTGGTAAACGAAGCAGAAGATACACTGACTATCTTAGGTAAATATATTGACGGTCTTGACATGGATGTTGATAAGAATAAACTGACTTCTTTGATGCGTAACCTATATCAAGAAGCAATGACTGTGGAAACTGCATGATTATTTTTAAGACTATTCGTTGGAAGAACTTTTTAAGCACAGGTAATGTGTTTACTGAAGTACAACTTGACCGTTCGCCTAACACATTGATTGTGGGTAACAACGGTGCAGGTAAGTCGACCATCCTAGATGCGTTGACGTTTGCTCTATTCGGAAAACCATTTCGCAAGATTAGTAAACCTCAATTGGTGAACAGCATCAATGGTGGTGGCGCACTAGTTGAAATCGAATTCAGCATTGGGCGTAAAGACTATCTTGTTCGTAGGGGTATCAAAAGAAACATTTTTGAAATCGAAGTTAATGGTGCTATCATTGACCAGAATGCAAATTTGCGTGACCAGCAAGAAATTCTTGAAAAGACTATTCTGAAACTCAACTACAAAGCATTCACTCAAGTTGTTATTTTGGGTAGTGCTTCATTCACGCCATTCATGCAGTTGACTGCATCTAATCGCCGTGAAGTGATTGAGAACTTGCTTGATATTGAAATTTTCAGTGTGATGAATTCACTTCTAAAATCAAGAACTGCAAAACTGAAAACTGATATTACTGAGTGTCAGTACCAACTTGACTTGACTAAAGAAAAGTTGTCAATACAGCAGGATTATCTTGGTACATTGAGGGCAGACAATCATGAGAAGCGTAAACAGAACCAAGAAGAAATTGTTCGTGCGGAAGCGCAAATTGCAACTCACGAGGCGAAGATTGATGCACTCACAACTCAAATCCAGGAGTTGAATAACCAAATCAGCGACCAGTCTAAAGTTGATAATCTAAAAAGACAATTGACTGATATGCGTGGGAAGTTGAATCGTACAATCACAAAGCATAAAGACGAGATTCGTT